ATGAAGATTTTAGCTAACTTTATTGGTGAGGTTTTACCTCACTCCTTACCAAGGTTTTTCTCCCAACTAAAGCCCCGCATCGTTCCCCCGGTCGGGGCTTGTTCTTATATTTGTCTGTGTAAAATCTAATTTTGCGTCCTGCTACTTTTATAATTTGTTCTTTGCCTGATATTCTAAACATCATGTTATGTTTGTATTTAGAGTCTTATCAATGTAAATAATTTTATTTTTTGAAAAATGAGGGGCATAAGCCCCTCATAGTTATCAGATGAATGGTGAAACAATAATTTCCACGCGCTTATAATTAGGATTGTCTTCTCCGTTATCCAGATACTGACGTAACAGCAGTTTTTCCGCTGCGGCTCTTAACGATACGGGGACTACAATAACAGTAGGCACGATTCCCAATGGTTCACCGCTACTTCCCTTAACGGATAACATCCCGTCGTACACTTCATTAAATGTGGTTTCATTCAGTGTATCCCATGATGCCGCTGCGCATTGCCACATTGCATATCCAACGTTAAGACGCCCATCAACACCAAACAGAAAACGATTATTCAGAAACACATCAGTAGCGCCGGAATCAGTAACAGAAGTTACAGCCATTGGACGACGAACTTGATAAATAAAAGGTTTCAATCCTTGACTACCATCAAATAAGTACCATAACGGCGTTGCACCTGCGTTTTTTTCTGGATTGCTTCCATAGAGGTTTGAATAAACGCCTTCACCATTAGGATGGTCAGTAGCAAAGAAGTTGTGCCCGTCAATTCCTTCTGATAAGTGCCCTTTCTTCATAGCTTCAAACAGTAACTTATCAGGGAATGCAGCTGCTTTGCGCCCGTACTGTTCAAAAACCATTGAATACTTACCATAATCATTATCTTCAAAATCCTCACGTTTAATTTGAATGCTGCTTTCAAACGTTTTATTTTTCAGAAAATAATCACGGGTTGACAGTGATTTTAACTGTCGGTCGTTTAACCACTCTTTGATTTCCGGGAAATCTTCGAGGAAGCCATAAGCACTAACTGCCGATGAAGACGTTACTTCTGAAGCAATCGTTGGATGTACAGGATTGTAGGCTTTTTTTCCTGATTCAAACCTGGCATTAAAAGCGATAGTAGCATCAGCAATTACACAATTAATATCTTTCATTTTCTTTTCCTAAAGCTATCAAATAGTCTTCTTCGCTTACACCTGTAATGCGGCAAACAGCCAGTTGCGATTCAGTAAGCGTTCTCGGGGGTTCTTTACCTTTTACACTTACAGCCCTAGCAAAGTGTAAAAAATTACTCGTCGATTTTTCCTGCATATCAGCAAACTTCCTGAATGCATTTTCTCCAACACTTGAACACATGGACAGAAGAATATTCCGCTGGGCCGGACAGAAAACGGCTTTTTCGATATATTCATTTACAATCTGACTATGTTGTTCAGCTTGTCTTTTATTTAACGCTGTCAGCACTTCTTCAAGTGAATTAATCTCCTCCATGTTAAGTGCCAGTGCGATTTTGCTAATCGTTTGCTGAGTATTTAGTGCCGTTAGTTTTAGATTTGGTTTATTCGTTAACGCCACGCTAACGAGTTCCAGTATTTCACCATCCTGAGAATGACGGAAAGCCGGTGAAAGGTATCTGTATTCACGGGATGTGATGAAATCTATTGCTCGTGGGGTCCATTCAACTTTTCCCCATACAGAACCATCATTACGAACAGCAACGTCATTAATCCATCCGGCGGCAGGAGCCTCGCCACCTTTGGGGGCAGTAACTTCTGTAGAATGTTCATAATCAACAACCAGCGACATCCCCCGACCAGAAAACGCCTGTTTAATGCTCTGCGGATCCTTGAGCGTCCAGTGCCTTCCGTCACGCCCTTTAATTTCTGGTCCAGCTGGTAACAACTCAACCCATTCAGGAGGAGTCTTATCACCCGACAAATCAGTACATAAAGCAATTACGTTCATTAGTTCCTCTGTTATTGAGTTAACCCCCTTCAAAACCCCTTCAAAAACGCCGTAGCGCCTTCAAAGATATGAAGGTAAGGTGTTTGCCCATCATGAGCCAAAACACAGCCGTAATGCGTTTGAGGCAATTCACATTTGTTAGGTGCGAAATACCCCTGATTCTATATTCATGCATTAAGTGTTTTGCTGTCAGCATCATTAGCAAATGTTCATTGCTTATCATTAACGTTAATTTAAGCCATAATCGCCAATGAGCGCCCTTACATGTTTTATTGTTGTGTATATCGATTTACCAGACTCTCCATACTTAATAGCCAGTTCAGCAGGAGACATAACATAACTATCTGCATACATATCTGCTTTTTTTATTATTCTACTCAGTGAGTCGGCCTTAGGTAAATAAAACTGGATTCCGCCTACAACTTCCAGAAATGCTTTTGTTGCAATAAATGTTTTTGTCGTGCCATTTACTTCTTCTTGTGGGTCTACTCCAGTTTTTTTTAATGCCGCCTCAATAGCCCCCATAATCATAGTCACACTTTCTGGAAGAATCTTTGTTTCTTTTCTCAATAAAGCGATAATAGCAGTTTTGCGGATATGCTTAATCGGACCACCACTAAAAAAATCCGGTTCAAATTTCATTGCGTCAAGATAGAATGTTTGTTTTCCGCAAATAGACATAAATTCATTAAAGAGAGCGGTGCCTGCGACATTACAAAAAACATCAATTTCGCACTCGCCACTCTGTTCATGTTTCACTGCGTGAAATTGTTTTTCAATCAATTTCACATGCTCACTGACTTCATTATAATTACATGCATATCCCATTTTACTGATATAAGACATAACATCACAGATATCACGAGAAAAGCATGAAGAAACAATGAATTTATTTATCGCTGTAATATCATTGTGTGGCGGCGTTAACATGAGATTTTTAAAGGTTTGTTTAGCCATTATCTTCTCGCTTAAGCTTTTGCATATACCTGTGTACATTTGAGCGCGATGCGCGGTAGCCAATGCTTGCAGCAAACTTAACGTTATCCGCAATGTTACGATAACGATTATTGCGGATATGGGAATCAAAAATAAGTTTATCCCCGATTGTGATAAAACATAATTTTTTCAAAAAAGAACCATCTCCGTTTGCTCCGGATGCTGTGAGATTACATGGGAATTTTGGGGAAGATAGATTTACCGTTTTCCATGAAGTATGCACGGATGGATTTGCCCCTATATTTCCAGACACCTGTTATCACTTAACCCATTACTGGCCTGCTGCCGTAGATATTCCCGTGGCGAGCGATAACCCAGTGCACTATGCGGATGCCATTCGTTATAATGCTCGAACGCCTCTGCAAGGTTCTTTGCTGCCGTTAACCCGTCTGGTTTAGGCATGACACTGATGTAGTCACGCTTTATCGTTTTCACGAAGCTCTCTGCCATGCCGTTACTCTCCGGACTCCGCACCGCCGTGTTCTTCGGTTCAAGCCCCAACATCCGGGCAAACTGCCGTGTTTCATTAGCCCGGTAGCATGAACCATTATCCGTCAGCCACTCTACTGGAGACGCCGGAAGCTCGTTGCCGAAGCGGCGTTCCACCGCTCCCAGCATGACGTCCTGTACTGTTTCACTGTTGAAGCCGCCCGTAGTGACCGCCCAGTGCAGTGCCTCACGGTCACAGCAGTCCAGCGCGAACGTGACTCGCAGTTTTTCTCCGTTATCACAGCGGAACTCGAACCCGTCAGAGCACCATCGCTGATTACTTTCTTTCACAGCCACTCTGCCGGTATGTGCCCGTTTCGATGGCGGTACAGCGAGTTTTCGCTCAAGCAACAGCGCATTCTGGCGCATGATCCGGTAAATACGTTTGGCATTGATCGCAGGCATACCATCAAGTTCGGCCTGTCTGCGAAGCAGCGCCCATACCCGACGATAACCATATGTGGGCAGCTCTCCGATAACATGGTGTATACGGAGAAGCACATCCGTATCATCTGAGTGACGGCTGCGGCGACCATCTTTCCAGTCATCGGTTCGTCTGAGAATGACGTGCAACTGCGCACGCGACACCCGGAGACAACGGCTGACTAAGCTTACTCCCCATCCCCGGGCAATAAGGGCGCGTGCGCTATCCACTTTTTTGCACGCCCATATTCCACGGCTTCTTTAAGGAGTTCATTTTCCATCGTTTTTTTGCCGAGCAGGCGCTGGAGTTCTTTAATCTGCTTCATGGCAGCAGCAAGTTCAGAGGCAGGAACGACCTGTTCTCCTGCGGCCACAGCAGTAAGACTTCCCTCCTGGTATTGCTTGCGCCAGAGAAATAACTGGCTGGCTGCCACACCGTGTTGCCGGGCTACAAGGGAGACCGTCATTCCCGGTTCAAAACTCTGCTGAACAATAGCGATCTTTTCCTGTGTAGTACGCCGTCTGCGTTTCTCCGGTCCTAAGACATCAATCATCTGCTCTCCAATGACTAGTCTAAAAACTAGTATTAAGACTATCACTTATTTAAGTGATATTGGTTGTCTGGAGATTCAGGGGGCCAGTCTAACGGATATGTGCAGCAAGTGGTAGGCAATAAAAAAGCCGCACGGGGCGGCTTTGGGATAGTTAATGTTTTTCGAGAAACTCTAACACTCGTTCAAGTCTGGTCCCTAATCTGTCTATCTTTGATTCAAGTTTATCAAGTCTCCTGTGCAGTTCGGCATGCTTATAACGGCGAGACACTTCTCCATGTTTCCTGGCTACCGAAACAGCATTGATTAAACTAATCGCATATCTGTTCAATCCGGTTTTGGATATGACCAGTTCTGAACACCCGGCTATTACTATATCCTGATTTATGATATTTAAAATTTCAGCCTGAGAATACTTACGCGAGATAAGCATTTTATCAAGCTTCCTTTTTGTCTTTTCAGGCAGTAATTCAACTTTTGAAAGTCTGCCTCGTTTGTTTTTTGTTTGATTTTCCACTTACACCCTCACAAAAAAACATGATCACTCATCACTTTGTTGGTCACAATATTCTACTAACCGAGACATGCATTCAATAAGAGCAGGTGCTGATTGTAAGAACCCTGCCAATCGGGATATTTCCTCACCAGAATAACCACATCCCCCTCGCAACTGATTTTCTTCCAGAAACCTACCAACAAAAGTAATCCCATTCAGTAAACTTTCTCTATGCCAGTCAGCATCAACACGTAAACCCCAGCGGCTTTCTTTGTCAGGCATGCTATTCGCGACTGCTTTCATTGACTCAAGCAAATGATTACGCATGGCGCACCTCCTTAGCCGGGACGCGGCCAGCAAACAGCAACACAAAATCACGCGCCAGCATACGGCGGGCGGTTGTTTCATCGGGTGCGTTGACGGATTCGCGGTGTGGGCGGTCGTTCAGGTCGGAGCGGCGAACGACCAGAAAGTGAAAGGTAAATTCAGGGTGTAACGGGGTTGGGGTCGTAGCCATTCTGGCAGCCTCCTTGTACTGGTTTAAGGAGTCACCGCCTGAGTTGCTACGCTCATAAATGGCGGTGACGCTGGCGGGGGTAGCAATACCGGCGTACAAGGAAACCGGCCAGCCTTTCGGCTGCCCCACCAGCGCCACCATAGATACAGTGCGGGCCTTGCCGCTGGGTATGGTTGCGCGATGGCATGACACAAAAAAAGACGCTGGGCGCGTCTGTGTCGCCTTGTACTGATTAAACGGGTTGCTACGCCCGATACTCGATTCTGCCGAGTACTTTTATAAAATATCAACAACAGAATGAGTTGGCAAGTGTCTGTACGCATCAGCTATACAATGCATAAAAATACAACACACAAAGCTCATTACACATGAATTATCACACCAATTGGTTAATATCAATAAGCGACAATCATTGTATATGATACTGATTTTTATCATGTTTTACACATAAACTAGACATTAACTGAGTTAATTTCATTGTTAATTGATATGATCCACGATTAAGAATGGCTACTTTTCGCCAAGGAATTTGCTACCCCTTACCAATTATCTTGAATAAGATAGCTTAACATACACAAATTATTTTCTTTTACCCAATACGCCACACCACCAGAGATGCGAAAAATTCACTTTAAAATCAATTTGATACACAAAAAGCAAAAACGAACACACAAAGGAAAAGATTTGTTTTTCCAGAAAAGACAAAAGAAAGCACTCCTGGATGTTCCAAGCGGCAAAGTCAAGGGCTATAGCGAATTTGAAGCGCTTTAAAACATTCAAAACACACATCACCATTATCTTGATTGTTTTTTCGATTTTGGATAGTTGCGCTATTTGTGACCACGTTTATCTTGAATAGTGTTATCCGTAAGTTGTTGATACCCGGCTATTCCCGTCTTTACTAATCTCTTCCCGCTTATCTTGAATAAATTACCTAGTCATATGAAGGATTTTTACTGCAGCGTTGTTCCAGGTGACCTGATGGTGAATGCGTTTATGGCTGGCACCCATCAGTGAGATTTTTACGCACGACGGCGCATACATGACGGAATAAAAACTTTTAACGTAGGTTCCGGAATCCAGATACAGCTCGGTCATTCCGCCGCTGTTTTTCTGCGTCTGTTTCTGCCCTAACTGGACAGCACCGATCGTCATAAACAATTCACCACGGCGACCGAGATTCGTGTACGTATTCACATCCTCGTTAATGCGCCCCATGAATGAGAACGGTCGATCAACCGAACAGATAAAGCTGTTCATTGCCTTGCGTTTCACCCATGAAGCATGGCCGCCATTGTCACCAAGAAAATCCCCGCCCTGCGACATAGCGATGGAAAGCGCAGGAATTGATTCGTAATACGCCAGCATTTCAGAAAGGATCGCATCCAGTTTCCTTATCGGAAAATAGGCCTGGTCATAGTTGCGATCCACCCGAAACTGAAACTCGTGATAATCATCATCGAGCTGAATGAAGTATTTACACCCGACCTTTTTTGCCAGGTCGAAACAGGCATTACGGGCGTAAAAAATTGAGCGACGATCACCGAAATTATCGGCTTCGTCAAAACGACTGGCGATTTCGGCTTTGGAAAACACCAGCACCTGTTCACCAAATTCTGCTATGTACTGATGCCGGGTTTTATCTTCATCATCAACGACGATAAAAATTTTCCCTGTATAGCCAGCACGACGCAAAGTCCGGTAAGTCAGAACTTTGTCCGGTCGCCCATGAGTCAGAATAAAGGCGCAAAAATCATCACGCATATTCCTCCTCCCCGCCATGCATGATCTCCACCATGCACTGCGTCATCCGGACAAAACCATTTTCAATAGCCTGCTGATAATCAATGATCACCAGTGCCGACTCTTCGAAAAGCGCCTGAACTTCAGCGGGCGCATGAGCGTAATAGTCCGCAATTCTGCTGAAATTAAATACTGTGTGGCGTTCTGCCGCACACAGGAGGAATTTTTCGATATCAGGCTCAAGGGACGCCGAACGTATCCGGCTGACCAGCTCCTGAGTTTTCGTATCGTCGTACAGTTCGCCGATATCCGGTTTATCGCCCGACGGCTCATAAACAGGCGTATCAATTTTCGTCGTGTACGGCTCCTCCTCATTTCCTGTACCTGGCAAAACATCCGTCAACAGTTCATCAATTTCTGTCGGGCTGAATCCTGTCAGGGAGATATCAAAATCAGCATTGATTAGGTCCGACAGCTCCATCCGTAACAGATCTTCATCCCAGCCAGCATTCATCGGCAGGCGATTATCTGCCAGGCGGTACGCCTTTTTCTGCTCATCCGTCAGGCCAGACAGAACAATGACCGGAACAGAATCCATTTTGAGCATTTCAGCCGCCATAACACGACCGTGACCTGCAATAATTTCGCCCTTTTCATCAATCAGCACCGGATTAGTCCAGCCGAATTGCTTAATGCTTTCTACCAGTTGTGCCACCTGCTCAGGGCTGTGTGTCCTGGCATTGTGTGCATACGGAGACAGTTCTTGTAACGGGCGATAGACGATTTTCAATTTCTCGCTCATACAGCCTCGCTTTATGAATAAAAAAGCCCGCTATCGGCCAGTGCGCTGGGTGCGCGGCGGGTGCTGATAACGAGCTTTGACATTATCGCAGCCCCTCACACTGAAGGGCTGCTGTAATGCCTGTTACTCACGAATCAAACGAGCATGCTGACCACTCATTTCAATGCGTAAGTATTGTGGCTTGCCGTCAATCAACGCGGTGATTAACTTGTCACCTGTAGGTTTCCACATAATTTTCTCCTGTTTTAATGCCCCTTGCCGCCGGGCAGTTGATCAAAGTTCATCTTGATTCGGCAAGATTTAGAATGAATAAGATAAAATTGGCACACGCAGCAGAATTTCATGCTTTCCGGACGCTGGTGCACCCTTCATTTTTCAGCAAAATATTCTGCTATTACAGGCGATCAGTTCTGCATACACTGCCGAACACCGTCGACAATTTCACAGACCTGAGAAGCTGTATCGAAAAGCTGGCGCGCTTTATCCAGGCTGACGCATCCCACCAAGAAAAAAGGCACCAATATCGCTACCAGTGCCCATTTCGCCGCCGTTCGCGGCACTCTGTGTGTCCAGTGTTTTCGGCTCATGTCAGCTATCCACCAATCAATCCAGATAAGCTCAAGACTCTCCAGGCAGTAGCAATGAAAATGGCAACCAGCATCACTGAAAATGAAAGGCCAACAACCACACAGAGAATCCTCGCTAGTTTTATGATGCTATCTGACATATTTACCCCCGCACCACTTACGATTTCACAGCAATGATCAATTTTGCCATCCCATACAGAATCGGAGACACAGCGATACCGACAGCCACCCACTTAATGGCAAAAGCCACCGCTCTGCTGATGTCATCAGTTACAGGCGCTTTCAATTCAAGGCCGTTTTTCATAGTCAACCTCAACAGAATTGGTTTATACTTCCTCATGTTCTACTTTGCCTTACCCAAGGTCAGAAACAGAAAACCCCGGACTGTTCCCCCAGCCGGGGTTTTGCTTTTTCAGTAAGTCTAATGTCGTGCTATCTGCAAAGTGGATTTACCGACTTCATTGAAAAGTGGAATTTCAACTACACGCCCACGCGTTCTTTCATCCAGCCATAGACAAACGACTCGTTGGCCTCGCGTTTCTCTGCCAGCTCCAGATAGCGGTCACCCTGCGTGCAATTCAGCGCCTTCAGCATCACCAGTTCGCCATCCCTGCCACGATTTTTCAGATATGCCCGTAGCGCATTAAGAGTACGCGGCCCGATGCGTCCATCAGCATCCATATCCGGATACAGTTTCCCGCGCAGGTTGAAAACGTTAAGCCAGCGTTGAAGCATTTTTGACGCCACGGTTGGCCCCATGTTCACGCCCGTATCACACAACTCTGCGGCAATATCAGGGGATAACGCTGCCACCTGGTCAAAACGTGGTCCGAACCAGTAATCCGCCTCGAGTATTTCCAGCGCCTGACCGCGTGTAAGGTCGCGCATATCGCCGCGATATCCGTGTGCGCGGGCGACTTTTTCCGTAACACCCCATTTTGTCGGCCCGCCTTTATCGTCCGGATGATTGACGTAGCCACCCTCTTTTCCGAGGATTTCATCAAAAATGACGTCCTTCGATTTCATCTCAGTGCCTCAACAATGGAAAGATTCTTGTGACGTTCCCGCGTGCGCGTATCACCAGCACGCAGAACAGCAGGTTAAAAAACACTTCCAGCCAGCCCGTTGCTAACGGGCGACCACACAGATAGCTGAGGGGCGCAAAGGCATACAGCAGCATCAGCAGCCAGGCCAGCCATGACATCAGCGGTTTATGTCTGGAATCCCGGCGACGATAAAAAAAGAGCGTCAGCACGATAACCGTGCATAACGCCACATTCAGCAATCCGGGAAGGTTACTTAACATTGCCGCCTCCTCCACCCCGCGGGCGGGAGAACAGGCCGGACACCAGTGATGCAATATCCTGCTGGTGGATGAACGAGAGAATCTTCACCGACACCACTGACACCAGCACTGCACACAGTGCGTCGACAGGCGCACCGTCAAACCCTGTATGCTTTACCAGCCAGGATGCCAGAACCTCTGCGCCCAGCACGCCGATAATGAACGACACCAGAAAATGCGCCGCCACACGCCAGGCTGAAAGCGCCTGCGGCATCGTTGCCACAAATAACGCCCCGGCGAACGCACCAAACACAATCCCGAAATCCGTTCCGGTAAACAGCCCGAATACCGTCGCCCCGCCGAGCGCCACAGCCGTGCCGGAACCGGATAAGGGTTCAGACATACTTTTTTCTCCTGTAAATAAAAAAGGGCCACCAGCGGCCCGTAAAAAACACCCCGTCAAAAGCACCGGCATCCGCAGATGCCCTTTGCGTGGCGTTATTTGATGCGCACCAGATGTGGCGCAAAGAAATGAAATAAGACTTATCGGAAATTATGGTTAATTTGAGGATTTAAACCACTTCTGAAGCTTAGTAGTATGAACATGTCCCCGGAAGGGGGCCAATACTTATTATTCTTCATGGACTTTGTCCCGCGGTCTTAATCCGACGACCGCGCTACTTTTCACCCTCTCGCAAATTGCTATCCAAAGGACGTTGTCCCACGAGTATTCCTGAATGCTCGTGTCTTTTTTTGTCCTGAGAAAGGAATAAAAAAAACCGCCAGATATGGCGGTTGGTCAATGCAAGGGATGAATTTTTTAATTGTTATTAAACCGAGGCGTCGGGTGCCTCCCGAAGTATTCCGTGCTGTATGGATACTGTGGTTTCCCGCTAAACCGACTCTTTAAACCACCCTCGCACTGAGGAGCGCCTCTATGGTGCGATTTACAACACCAGAATGATGCATCACCGACCCTGCCAGGAAATACAAAATCTCCACCGATAATGCACCATTCTGCTGCCGTAAAAAAATCAGCACTGAGGCTACACCCGGCCTCAAATCATAGCCAGAGAACAGAATGCTTTTTCAAAACAACCTGCTCCCACGTAATAAAAAATACGCCAGTGCCGCAATACAATAAGGCTTGTTTCAAATACTGGAGCGGGTAGCGGGAATCGAACCCGCATCATCAGCTTGGAAGGCTGAGGTAATAGCCATTATACGATGCCCGCATATGGTGCCGACTACCGGAATCGAACTGGTGACCTACTGATTACAAGTCAGTTGCTCTACCTACTGAGCTAAGTCGGCATTGGTTCTTCAGGGGAGCGATATCACCGAGCAAAGAAGAGTTCCCCCTCAGAACCGTTTTCGATGATACGATTTAATATTCCAATCGCAACAACACTTTGCGTCAAGTTATGTAAATTTATTTATATGTTTTTATTTTATGTGAATAATTCACTTTCACTTAAAATATACATGACAATATATAAACAAATTTATTTTGAAGGAGATTATTAAATGTCGTTTCTTATATAACACCGCAGAAACAACAAAACCCGCTCGATGGCGGGTTCTATTAAAGTTCAATTGCGCTTGATTCGCCTCGCGATACAGCTTTGCGAAGCGTACCAAAATTGAAGCAGTTTGTGGCTCATTTTGCAATGATTTTTTAAGCATAATCGAACGCTTCTCTCATAGGTGAATACAAAATGAACTCAGCAACACGCAACCACTGCTCAACACGACGTCGGCATGTAATCAACGCCCACTCTGGGTACTGTTCGTTTAATAACTCTGCCATCCTTCTCTTACTCATCCCTCGCCCCACATAACGCTGACTCAGGACATTTAGTAGTCCTGGATGATCCGCCAGAACTTCACCTATAACACTATCAATTTTTAGTGCCTCTGCATCAGTGCAGTGAGTTAACCAGCTTTTTTGCTTTCCTTCGATCATCTCACGCAAAAATGCTTCCAACTCTGGTTTATCAATTCCCGCTTTTTTCAATCTGCGCAGGGCTTCATTGATGGCTGTTTTTGTCATTTTTTGGGATGCCAGCAACTGGTTAAACATATTCCCTGACCTGCCGCCGCCAATATACGACCAGCGCCCCCACATACGTAGTTTTCCCTGAATCCAGACACTTTCCAGCGTGGTGAGACGAAGGTGTTCTCCGCTTTTTCCTGTATTCGTTGGGTAAATCATAAATATCCCTCCTTTCTCCAGATTTCTTGTGTGCGAAAAACACCTTCTGCATGCATCAGGCGTAATTCTTCTTTGGTGTAATCGCTGGTTTTTACCCGCCCGTCGATTAAATCGTGGCACGAGCTACAGGCAATCGCTGCCTGCATATCGTGTGGCTTTATCGCTGTTCCGCACGTTCCCGCCAGTCGGTAATGCGCCAGCACAGACGTTTCCGGATCGTGATTGCAGTAGCCAGGAATTCTGACGGTGCACATCTGCCCCCGCGCCGCTTTACGTAAATCCACCATTACGCAAACTCCAGTAGCTGCGCGGCCACATTTTCGACTTGTTCCGGAGAGGAAAATTTACGGAACAGAATCCAGTTCCACAGCACATTCAGTACAGATTTATAAACCTGCTGAAACTCGGTTTCGTCCATATTCGCAAACGCGATAGATTTCGCCCGACGCCCACGGCTACCGTCCGGATAAAAATGCTCGGTGTAAAATCCGGCCTGAATGGTTACCCACTCGCGGAAAGCCTCAAACGACTTTAGCAATGCCGTATCCCGGGTTCTGCGAGTCGCAACAGTGTTAAGGTATTGCTCTGCGGCATCACTCAGGGCTGGCGTATGTTCCCGGCCTACCGATTCACACAGGTAATCAACGAAACCGGACACCAGTTTTCGTTCGCGAGGCGTGATCGCCCCACCGACCGGAGTCCAGTAATCGAATCCGAGCTGCAGGAGTTTAAAAAAACGCTTGTGGAATGCGTAGTTACGAACACGCTTAAAGTCTGCGTGTATCCACTCACCTATTTTGATTTGATGCAGAAAATCGCAACTCTCCGGCGTCGCCGGGAGAAGTAATCCGGAAGAGGTTTGTTTGACCAGTTGTATATGCGCCATTGCTATCTCCAATGGCGCTGTAGGTTGCCAGTTGTTCAGGCTGGCTTACGAATTATAACTCATTCCCGAACCACCTTGAAACCGAGCCTTTCCAGGTATTCAATGAATGCCTCGATAGATAAAATCACATGATCATCAGGAATTAACGTTGTGTAGATAACTTCTCCATTCTCAACGCGCACAGCATAGAGGCCATCTTCACTAAAAATTTCACGTAATTCTTCGATTTTCATCAACAGAATCCTTCCAGATAAATAGCACTCCCCTGTTCGGGGTCCATCCCTCTTCTCCCTGCACGCTACTTAAGTATTTTTGATTCTATTCCGGCACTATCCAAAACTTCAAACGCGTTGAAAATAAAAACAAAAACCCGCCGAAGCGGGTTAAGTGTGGGTGCATTGAGGATGCCTGACACATCAGAGGTGGCGGGAGATTTCTCCCCCGCCAGGTCTCTTACTCCTCAGGTTCGTAAGCTGTGAAGACAGCGACCTCCGTCTGGCCGGTTCGGATTCGTACCTCGCAGAGGTCTTTCCTCGTTACCAGTGCCGTCACTATGACGGTTAAACAGATGACGATCAGGGCGATTAACATCGCCTTTTGCTGCTTCATAGCCTGCTTCTCCTTGACCTTTCGGTCAGTAAGAGGCAATCTATATGTGACGAGCATATAGGGGCCTCACTTCGATTTATAGTCGGGTGGGGCTTTTATCTATCTGCCGTTGGTGTTCATGCCCGAGGCAGATAGCCTCAAGCACCCGCAGCAATTCTACTTAACTCTCCTTTTCCCGCAAACCGTTTTTATCCTCAACGAAAATTTTACCAATATCGCCTAACACATCTCCCTTGCCCTGACGATGCTTACCTCTTTACACAGCCCCCAATTTATGTATTATCTTTTACAAACAACCAGTTAAGAGCTATCGGTGGGTGAGTTCGCCCTGCGGTAGCTTTTCCTTTATGCATTGCATCTATTTATGTTCTAGTATATTCCTATATGTTCAAAAGGACTTTTCATGCACAGCGTTAATTTCTATTCATTCCGCGTCTTGACCCATAAAGGCAGTCGAGCCAGCAAAAAACTTAATGAATTGGGTTTAAGTAATAAAAAAACGGCATATGAACTTTTTGTTGATTATTTTACTCTATATAAAAACACCCCCATCGAGTTTGGCGTATCCAAAACTAAAATATCTCTGGAACAACACGCTAAACTTCACTTTGATAACTCAAAAAAAATTATATATGGTTATGTAAAAGTTGGGAAATATGGAGAAAGCAGTGAAATAAAAGATGTAAAACTCAAAAAAATCCACTATAGGACAACTGCTTATGATGTAACACTCAAAGAACGTTATATTTTAATATACCTACCAGACGCCCTTGAAGAAGGAATTATTGCATTCCACTCTTGCGATAATATTTCTGCTCGAGGTGTCCTTTCTGATTCTATCACTGAATATCTAAAAAACAAATTTCAACTCGAAGCAAGAATCAATCCATTACATCATAAGAAAATCCCTCAATATATTCTCAATTCCGAATTAAAACAAATTAAGGCTCAAGGATATAAAGCACCAAAAGACATTGCTGATTCCTTTGGTCAAAACAAAACAAACATCAAGACAGACTTAATAATAAAAGCAAACGATGGCATGTTCGGAAGTTTCAGAGATTTAAGAAACAAGAATATAGGAAACATCATTGAGATTATTGAAGATAAATGTGATGCAATAAAAGTAAGCTTACAACTCGGCAGTCGGACTGTCGTTTTCAATTATGATACCATACTAAAAAAAGGAATTTCCGCAGAGTTAGATGATAATGATCTAAAAATCGACCCATTAACAGGCATACCTGATCTAACAGCACTTCATGACACGATAAAAAACCTTTCTAATGATATATTGTTAGAACTGCATAGCGGAAACAAAGGGGTGATTATATGAATAAAATAAATGTACTGGGTGTAATAATAAAACACTACAAAACAATGTCAGATCAGCGTGGAACAATGTTGATGAGCGACATTATCGTACATTTTATTGTTCCGTTATCTCTTTCTTTCGTTCTGTGCTGGACATACGGAATAATGAAACCGGCAATTGCTTCCGTCTTTGTTAACTTCGGGGCTATTACAACAGCACTATTAATGAGTGCAGTAATAATGATTTATGAACAAAAACAAAAAACCATCACTAAGATATCAGACATAATTGAAGGAAACAAATCCCGAGACAAATTGATATCATTAAACACTAACAAAACCATATATGAGCAGTTATGCCACAACGTCGCTTATGCAATATTAACTTCAATAGTATTGGTTATATTTTCAGTGATAATATATTTCCTGCCTGACAATGCAGTGGATTTAATGAAATGGTATTTTCGCGCACCTGCATATATTGTTAGCTTTTTAGCCTATACATCCTTTTTTATCACTGTTATAACGTTCTTAATGGTAATAAAAAGATTTAGCACAATTTTAGATAATTGAACAGCGGAACAGCCGCCCTTTTGGGCGGCCTCCTGATTATTTGAGGGTGCAGAAATCCCTCCGGTTAAGGATTAAATTTTATTTACAACACTAAATTTAATTATTCAGGCGCGCGAATCTGTTCCGCACAATGCAACAATGCTTCTGTCACTTCCTTAAGCGTTACAGTATCGCCATCATCCAGTCCTGCAACTTTTGCGTGCCGGACAAACGCCGCGCAAAGCTCGTTAAACGCCACTGCCCGTACATCAGCCAGGAAAGCATCTGTAGCCGGGGTTTGCGGCATCCTTCCGCCTATTGCGCAGATATACGCATCAGATAGTTCATCCTGCTCGCCATCAAACACGTAGCAACTCTGTGCGATAAATTTATTCAGCCCCGCATTCTCCGCCGCAAGCGCAGCAAGATTAGTCTCCAGCCCTGCAATGCGTTCCTCCAGTTCGTAGACTCTGCATTGCTCTTTATCATCAATCAGATATAACCCAAGACATTCGCTTTCTACCCAACCGCCGAAATCATGATCGTAACGCTCACATGAAAACTCACCGTCGCTGTCCTTTGTTGGGATGGTGTAGCTATCTAATGGGCCACCATACGTCGGCACATTTCCCAATGCCGGATGCTCAATCCACATGAAAAATGCACGTCCGGTTATAGGGCAAATATCTGGTCGCCATTGATTACTCACTGGTTTCCTCCTGGCAAAGCTGGGCGACAATATCGCGATATTTATTCAGCTCCCGCAGCGCGACACAGACTCGCTCCCATTTCCGGATATCACTTTTCGCCCGACGCAGTTCGCGGTTTGCCTGTCGCAGCGATGGCAGAACCAGATTATCCACTCGCTTCTCAAGCGGCTGCACAATGTCTGCCACAGTTTCTGTTTTAATATCTTCCTGTGTTGCAGCTTCCTGTACTGGTAACGCAACACATGCAGGCTGAGGAAAGGCTTTACCATCAGTTTCCGCTACCGATGCCGCTTTCGGCTCTGCTGGTAAATTACCGCCCGGCATGCAGTAACGAAATTTACCGTTCTGATTAACACGAATCAGACGACCTTTGCTGATTGCCATTGCCAGCGTTGAAGCCACTTTGCGGGATGTTGTACCGAACAGCGTAGCCAGTTCATCCGCCGTTTGTGGTCCGCGTTGTTCAATCGTCGCGGTTAAATCGCACTCTGAGATTTTCGCTACTGTCGCCGTGGTGGTTTCTTCCGGCTGTTCTTCTGGCGCTGGCTGTTCCTGCTGAACGTTGTTATCAGCCACACGCCAGGTGTATACGCTTTTATCAACGAAGCCAGCCTTTTTCAGTTCCCACAGCTCGTTCAGTACTTCTTCACGACTGATATCAAGTCGCGCAGCCAGCTCTACCGACGTGGCTTTTCCCATCGCTTTCAGTGCGTCAAAAACAGTCTCCATTAAAATTTCCTCCCGGTAAAAATTACTTCTCAACTCAAACAAAACCAGCCGCTTTCCGGCGCTCATATTCCTGTTTCAGCAACTCAATTGGCGTTGGTCCCGACGGGCGTTCTGGTGCTGCCAGTTGCCGCCGTACGGGCGGAACGCTGAAGCCATCACCAACATGCTTTGCCCATTTCGCCAGTTGCCGTTCTGCAAGCCGTTTTAACTCCCCTTCGGTCATCTGACGCTCAATCCCCTTTGAACGCATCTCGAGGCAAATGTGATACAGCACAGGCTGAGTCCATGGGTATTTATCGCTTCCGTCGTATCGCCAGGACTCATTGCGCCAGCGCCGGTACTCCTCCATCACGGCATCCACCGTCAGACCGAATGGATTGGCTCCGCTTTCCGAAATCAGCGCCACAAACTCAGCCAGGTCCGGAGGCCATGTTTCACCCGCCCGGCAGCGGTTCATGCACTGGCGGCAGACCTGACGGATTTGCTGCTCAGTCATCGCGCCAATCTGTGCAATCCAGAGCTTCGAAGGTGCGGCCCCGTTCTTCTGGGTCCAGCGGTTCGAATAAACCTCCCCCATGAGTTCCCACAGCTTCCACGCCGTTTCCGTCGCTGATAAATCCGTTTTCACGTTCCCACTGCTCACGTGCTGCCCGAATTTCCTGAACGGCCCGTGATGCGGTGCCGCCTGGTGCTGCTGCATGGCTCACCCCCTTGCTGACTGGTTTAACCTGCGCCCTGACGTGATGTACGTGACGGGCGAATTTCTGCTCCCACTGAACCTGCGTGAAAACTTTCCCCTCCGCTGCCCAGTAGTCCCGGAAGGCGGCAAGTTCAGCAGGTGTAAATTCCGGCTCCGGCAGAGCCACTCCCCACAGTGCAGCCCGCCGTCGAAAATCCGGCGACGGATGCCAGCCATCGGTCATCGGAAATTTCCCAATGGGTTCGCTCAGGCCTTCCAGGTAATCAGGTTCCGCTGCCTGCAACGGCACGCCATTTGCCTCACTGGCCGGAGCACTCTCGCGCACGCGCGCGTTATGTGTGGGGTTTATATATCTGTTATCTGTTATCTGGATACCGCATGACAAAGCGTTAGCCTTATCCTTAGGCTTATCCTCAGGCAAAGGGATTGCCTTATCGAATGCCATCCCCAAAGCCTCAGAAACACCGTAGGACGCGGCTCTCAGCGATTCCCTGGCCTCCCATTTGAGAGGGCAATCAGGAATTAAAGCGAATGCCTTTGCCCAGGATTTAATGACATTTATCGAGTTTGGCGGATTGTGTTTCGCAGCATTCGGGAGCCAAAAAACTCTGGCTTTGATATCTGCTTTCACCATGCCAAGATTCATGGCTTCGCCTAAGGCTAAGTCAAAGGCTTCGATATCCCACCCCAACTCTTCAGCCATTGCTGCCCGCCCGGCTTTAAATAACCCAGGAATAATCCCGGTAAATGGACTGGTCAGCAGATAAATAAACAAACTCTGTCCACTTGGAGGCAGAGGAGATAACGCCCTAAATTTGGGATCATCCCATATCGTTATTTTTACCTTGCGATAAGGCTCATTGTTTGCCTTAGTTTTTGGCATGGGATTTGGCATGTTTTTAGCCTTAACCATAATTGCCTCATCTGGTGTCGAACCTTCCTCCGGATATAATCTGTGATTCCCCAATCAACAGAACCAAAGGAGGTTCGACATGTCTTTAATGGCTGTTTGCCAAAAAATTAAAAATCACATGCGCACTGTGTACAAAATTAACCAGCACGACCACGACATGGTTAACCTGGTAACATGCAGGGCTATAGTTCTCACCCGCTTCCACCTGATTCTTACAAATCACTCACGGGATTCTCTCCTGAGCCCCAGTAGCTATGATTCGCTGGCGAGATTGCTATACCAGGCAAGTGAAAAACGTATTACTGATCCCTTATCTGTTTCCCCTGTCCTTGCTCTTCACATTCTGGAAGACGCTCTCTATGACCCCCGTCAGGAATGCGACTATCAATTTCTTGAAGCTGAGAAATCAATGAGAGAATGGTTCGTTGAATATCGCGAACGGCAGCAAAAGTTACCCTCAGAGTATTCAGAACTTCCGCAACTTCGCTGGAGTGACCTTCCGAACGAATTATTTGCTCTGACCCCAGAAAATTAATTCTTGGGGATAAATCGTCCATCACTGAGCGCAGGCTAAGTTCTGCGCTCTGAAGCTTCCGAACCGAAGTTTCTGTACCCCAACCCGCAATTTCTGCATTTTTTGCAAGTTTCAGGATCCAGTCTCGTAGTTCGCCGGGAGTAAGATTTCCGGCATTTATGTACGGTTTGATTTTCATTATTGGATACCCTATTCAATCAATGCACTACAACAGAATCGTCGGACGCTCCACCACCGCTGAAATGTGCTTTCCGGTAAACGGCCTGGACTGCATCATCATGCGCATCAATTGCCGTACTCAACGCTTCCTGCGCCGCCAGTAATGCACGGCGTTCCAGGGTATCGAAGATGCAGAGTCGGTGACGCAGCTCGCGCGGAAGAATTGCCAGAACCGCAGGGATCAGTTTCTGAATTTTTTCCCTTTGCGCTTTCGTTTCACCTTTTAACCAACGGTGATAGATGTTCTGCTGATTATTCCAGTCCTTGCCTGGTACCAGGGGCAATTCGCCGCCCCCCTGGCGCAGATATTCTTCAGTAATTGCACTGGCTACCCATGCCTGCCCTTTTTCAGCAGCCAGGGCTAACAACACTGATTCGATGTGCTCATGCTTGATTTTCATGAATCAACTCCTGTGCATTTTGTGTGTTAGCCTTACATCCAACAGGTAAACCGTCGGTTGGGTTAGGGTAGATATCAGGCCGAAGTTCATGAGGTGTAACCTCGAAATTCGTAGCCTCTGCGATACGCAATACCTTTTCAGGGCTTAACTGACTACGTCCAGTAGCAACGAGGCTAATCATTGATTGCGAACAACCAGCCAGCGCGGCCAAACAAGACTGTCGTACACGATTTTTTTTCAAATATTCATCTAATGTCATAAGGGTCACCTTAGTAATGCTCATCAAAATATTAACCATACTAATTTAAATGATCAATACCTATATCAGTTTGAGATTATGAACTGTATTCATAAGATGGTGGTATGAGAAGAAAACGCGAAGAAATCGCATCGCCGGAAGCTACGCAACGTCTGCGCGCAATCTGGGATGCAAAAAAAAGAGAGCTCAAACTGACTCAGGAGCTTGCTGCCGAGCTAATGGGTTTTGAGGCGCAATCTGCGGTTAGCCATTATCTCAACGGAAAGGCTCCACTTAATACTGATGCGGCATTAAAATTCGCTGTATTACTAAGAGTTAAGCCTGAAGAGTTGAGGCCTGATTTAGCTGATCTGATGAATTACGTCCGTTCCTCAGGAACTTATGACGAAAGTTTCGAAGGCGAAGGTTGGCGGATGGTTAACAAGCAACAAGCTGATTTACTAGATCTTTTTGATATCCTTCCCGAATCAGAAAAAGCAAAACTAATCGAAAGACTTAAAGGTCAGAATGAACTCTACAAAGAAGCATTTGAAAATATGCTGGCAGCTCAAAAACGCATGAAGAAATAGCTCCCACCACCTCGTAACTAAACCGCCATTTTTGGCGGTTTTTTTGTCCCCTCCGCCCGCCCCGCCTTACTTTTTATCAAAAAAAACACTAAAAATTTCATTAGGATAGTACATTTTTATCAACAAAATGCATATTTGTATTGATCATTAATATGAACATAACTAATATTATTACAGAAGCAGCACGGCGCTGTAGGTTTTAGTTCCGCCACCCGGCGTTAAGGGGAGAGATAAGATGGTGCATTACGAAGTAGTTCAGTATTTGATGGATTGTTGCGGTATCACTTACAACCAGGCTGTGCAGGCTTTACGCAGCAACGACTGGGATCTCTGGCAGGCAGAAGCCTCTATCCGCAACAACAAAATGTGAGGTGCGAAAAATGCAAAAAATCGACCTCGGCAATAACGAATCCCTGGTGTGCGGCGTGTTCCCCAACCAAGATGGAACGTTCACCGCCATGACTTATACCAAAAGCAAGACATTCAAAACTGAAACGGGCGCACGTCGCTGGCTTGCCAGAAATACTTGCTAATCCATTATTTGGATTAATTCAATATTCTCGCTGTAGGGGTATAGCAGAAACCACCAAAGCCCGGAGGTGGTGAAATAAAACTGGGCGCAACACGAAGGCGCATTTCCGATATCCATAAAGAGTCGGTCTTGTCTGTTAAATTTAAATAGTGGGAGTGCGCCTCCGGTTGTAAATAACGACATTGCTGTGTGTAGTCCTGGCGGCATCAGTTTTTTCTTGAAGTTCGGCTGATGTCCGCCCTTTTTTAAGTGAATTTTGTGATGCGGTGAATGCGGCTAAGCGCACGTGGCACAGTTAAAAGTCATGTTAGTCCTTATTGGTTTGGGTGGGAAAGCCGACTGTAATTGTTAACTGGTTGCAGTCACCTGGAGGCACCAGGCACCGCATCAACAAAGTTCATTTGTAAAAATGGAGATAATTATGATTGCACATCACTTCGGAACTGATGAAATACCACGTCAGTGTGTGACTCCTGGCGATTATGTTCTTCATGAAGGCCGGACATATATTGCCTCGGCAAACAATATTAAAAAGCGAAAACTATATATTCGTAACCTGACTACAAAAACATGCATTTCTGACTGCATGATTAAAGTCTTCCTCGGTCGTGATGGTTTACCTGTAAAGGCGGAGTCATGGTGATGACTAAGAAAATAAAATGTGCTTACCACCTTTGCAATAAAGGAATTGAAGAAAGCAAAAGCATTAAAAGACCACTTCATTTCATGCGTGGAGTTATCCCAACGACGGAAATGAAAAAATATTGTAGTGAAAATTGTGCCGAAAAAGACCAGATGGCACACGAACTTTAATTAACTGACTATGCGAAACTGAATTTATGCCAGCAATGGCAGGGATTCGCTCAACCTTAATTAAGGAGAAAAACATGATTACCAGTTATGAAGCCACTGTTGTAACTACTGATGACATTGTTCACGAAGTTAATCTGGAAGGAAAGCGTATTGGCTACGTGATTAAAACAGAAAATAAAGAAACCCCATTCACTGTGGTTGATATCGACGGTCCATCAGGCAACGTTAAAACACTTCACGAAGGTGTCAAAAAAATGTGCCTGGTGCATACCGGAAAGAATCTGCCCGCAGAAAAAAAAGCCGAATTTCTGGCAACTCTAATTGCAATGAAATTAAAAGGTGAAATCTGAAAGAAATAGCCTGCGTATGGCGCAGGCTATGAACAGTGTGTATCCGGCAAGATCATTCACTGAACAAAACGAATTTTAATCTGAGTTGAGGTTAAAAAACAATGAGCACAAAACCACTCTTCCTGTTACGGAAAGCGAAAAAATCATCCGGTGAACCTGACGTCGTCCTGTGGGCAAGCGACGATTTTGAATCGACCTGTGCCACTCTGGACTACCTGATCGTTAAGTCAGGTAAAAAACTGAGCAGCTATTTTAAAGCTGTTGCCACGAATTTTCCTGTCGTTAATGACCTGCCCGCTGAAGGTGAGATCGATTTTACCTGGAGTGAACGCTATCAACTCAGCAAAGACTCCATGACATGGGAACTAAAACCGGGAGCAGCACCAGACAACGCTCACTATCAAGGCAATACCAACGTCAACGGCGAAGACATGACTGAGATTGAGGAGAATATGCTACTCCCAATTTCTGGCCAGGAACTGCCCATTCGTTGGCTTGCTCAACACGGCAGCGAAAAACCGGTAACGCACGTTTCACGCGACGGACTCCAGGCATTACACATTGCTCGGGCTGAAGAACTACCGGCTGTTACTGCCCTGGCTGTTTCCCACAAAACCAGCCTGCTCGACCCGCTGGAAATTCGCGATCTCCACAAACTGGTTCGTGACACTGACAAAGTTTTCCCTAATCCTGGTAATTCAAACCTGGGACTGATAACTGCTTTTTTCGAAGCATACCTGAACGCTGACTACACCGATCGAGGACTGCTGACAAAAGAGTGGATGAAGGGTAATCGTGTTTCACACATCACTCGCACGGCTTCCGGTGCTAATGCTGGCGGCGGAAACCTCACCGATCGCGGCAAAGGTTTCGTACACGATCTGACGTCACTGGCGCGCGACGTAGCCACTGGCGTACTGGCCCGTTCAATGGATCTGGACATCTATAACATTCATCCGGCACACGCTAAACGCATTGAGGAAATTATCGCTGAAAATAAACCGCCCTTTTCTGTTTTCCGCGACAAATTCATCACCATGCCTGGCGGGCTGGATTATTCCCGCGCCATCGTGGTTGCTTCCGTAAAAGAAGCACCAATTGGGATCGAGATCATCCCCGCGCACGTCACTGAATATCTGAACAAAGTACTGACTGAAACCGATCATGCCAACCCTGATCCGGAAATCGTGGATATTGCCTGCGGTCGCTCCTCTGCCCCGATGCCGCAGCGAGTAACAGAAGAAGGAAAACAGGATGATGAAGAAAAACCGCAACCATCTGGAACAACGGCAGTTGAACAGGGAGAGACTGAAACAATGGAACCGGACGCAACTGAACATCATCAGGACACGCAGCCGCTGGATGCTCAGTCACAGGTAAATTCTGTTGATGCGAAATATCAGGAACTGCGGGCAGAACTCCATGAAGCCCGGAAAAACATTCCATCAAAAAATCCTGTCGATGCCAATAAATTGCTTGCTGCATCACGTGGTGAATTTGTTGACGGAATTAGCGACCCGAACGATCCGAAATGGGTAAAGGGGATCCAGACTCGCGATTCTGTGTACCAGAACCAGCCAGAAACGGAAAAAACCAGCCCGGATATGAATCAACCTGAGCCAGTAGTGCAACAGGAACCGGAAATAGCCTGCAATGCCTGCGGCCAGACTGGCGGGGATAACTGCCCTGACTGTGGTGCGGTGATGGGCGACGCAACATACCAGGAAACATTCGATGAAGAGAGTCAGGTTGAAGCTAAGGAAAATGATCCGGAGGAAATGGAAGGCGCTGAACATCCGCACAATGAGAATGCTGGCAGCGATCCGCATCGCGATTGCAGTGATGAAACTGGCAAAGTCGCAGATCCCGTAATCGTAGAAGTGTTAGCGCCAGTGATATAA